CACCTGTTCCTGTGATTGTTTGCGTTAATGCTCCATTTATATAAACATCTATGTAATATGTAGCTGATGTAGATGCGCTCAGTATGTTTACGTAGAGCTTGTGTGTACCGCTACCATCTATTGTATTTTGAAAAGTATACAGAGCGATATCTGTTGACGGATAAAATATATCATCCCAATATCCTGTTTTAGATTCACTTGTTATATTCACTCTGACAGGAGATGATAAGAATGAGAATACTTCGCTGTTCTTTAAGTAAAGAAATAAATTCGTAAATCTCGGGTCATTCAAAAAGTTACCTAGAAAAGTTATTCCATATGTAGCCTCAAATACTTCAAATATCTTAGAGATTCGTAAAGCTGGGAAAAGCTCTGTGTAAAATATTCTACCTGTAAGAGTATCAATATTGTCTAGTGGTGTAGTAGGCTCATTATACTGCCATACTCTTTTAGAAGAGATAAGAGGATATCTCACGTCATAGTCATTCACTATGCTAGATACTCTCTCTAGGATTTCAGCTCCTGAGTAAGGATGAGTATAAGCTGAATAGTCCAGCATAGATAATTTATCCTCTCCAAATCTATCTTTTAATGTACGTACATCACCGTAGAAAGTAATAGCATATGAATCTGTAGCACTATCTTTAATGTCAGCTTTCTCTAGTTGTATCTTTCCCCTTCTAAAGAATGTATGGTCAATTTCTAGAAATGCATCTCTACGTACATTTGGATTTAATGTACCGTCTACCTCATTGGCATAAAAATGCTGAAAGATTTTATTGTTTACAGGTGATGCTGGTACAGTAAATGACTGAGAGAAATCAGTAAAAACCTTCGAGATATCTTGTACGTTTTGAATAGTTGAGCTTACATTAATTTTCTCATCATCAAATAGCTCTATTCTCTCACCTTCTATATATACCTGTACAGTTCTTTTCATTACATCACATTATTAATTGTATCGAATGCGTATTCGAATTCTAAAGTGTAGTTAATTATCTTAGTATTAACCTCTTTGAATTTCTCTATGTTCTTAGTCTTCAACTTAACAGGCTCACCATTTAGTAAGATTCGCTCACTTAACATTAACTGCTTAATTGAGCTAAAGAAATCCTCATTTCGTAGACCTGAATTTACTTTAATACTCTCATTTCCGTTAACGTTAAATTCTCTAGATTGTCCCTCTGTAACGCTATAATTGTATAGCCTAGTTTGCATTAGGTTATATGAATTCGTTTTGGTATTCATGTTTTCGGTGGATGCCTTAAAGAAAAACTCTCGTTGCCATGCTCCGTATCTGTTTACGAAATCAATAACTACAGGAGTATATCTGCACTCTATAATTGGTCTAAAATACCATGTTGCCTGTAGTACATCTGATGAGTTAAATAGCTCTACCTTATTTCCATCCATGTAGTATGGAGGATATACTCTATAAAAATCCTCAATTGTTCCAGCAGTCATTCCTACAGTAGTAAAAGACCCTGTAACCAAATTGGTATACTTCAAATAACTACCTAGAATTCTCTCAGCTGTTAAATGTCCGCATCTACTCAATGGGTCATTCACAAAATCTGCGTTAACATCGTAGTTGTAGTAGTACGTGCCTTGCTCTAAAAAGTAGTTCGTGAGCTGTGATTACTGCCATCTTCATAAAAACCATAGCCATTAAAAGCCTGATACTGTTCAGAGCTTACTACAGTATAACCACTACCTGTCAACTTGTATCTAATGACATACACATTACACCATTGACCATCAGGAGTTGGAGGATTAGTGTTGTAGATTGTCTGCCATTGGTTATGGTTAATATACTCCTGTATGTAAGGAGATATGTTATAGTAGTTAGCTGTGTTAGTTGGTGATGGAGCTAACTTTGAAAACTTGTATGTATAGTTTAATGGAGCAGAGCCTCCTCCATTCCATATAAATACTTCTATCTTACTTCCTAGCTGTCCAGCTTCATCTACTCTTACTATAAATGGTGACCTTGCGAATATTCTATTTGCCATTATTTCCTGTTAATTTTTTCTACTGTTGCGCTCATCCAAGCCTCTATATCTATTCCAAATGCTGTTACTACATCCTGTGGTAAAGTAGCTACTGCTTTGTCAAATGGTTTGGTTAAAAATAAACTAGGAGCTATACCATTTTTATATATCCCTCTAGCTATTAAAAACTGTAAGCTCTTTCTAGTTATGAATTTTCCATTTTTATCTCGGGGTGCTATGCCCTTTCTTACTATCCATTTATCTAAAGCGGATGGAGGAGGCATCTTAGATTTATAAGAATATGGAGTATCGTATTTTTTGTTCTTTCCGCTTACTCCCTTATCAATAAATAGACCATAATATTCCATGCTTATCTTTGCAGTATAGTCTCCTCTATTGTACTTAATATCCCCCTTTAAACTATCGTATAATGTTTTGGATGAATTCTTTTTTAAACGAGTAAGATTAGCACGAGCCTGTGTTATCACGTACTTTTGAAACTTCTCCAGCTCCTTTCTTACCTGTTGACCTGTCATCATTAGCAGATACTCATTTCATTTGGAACAAGTATGCTTACAGTAGCTGTCCATCCAGCTAAATAATTCTCGAATCTTTCTGTAAAAGGCTCAAGAGCTGCTGTACCTGTAAGCTCTATGTTTCTATCTGATAGGCTTCCTCTTCTAAGTACATCAATTATACGTACAAGGATAGCTAGTGTGGTGTTTAGTACATATATCTCATTGTCATTTCCATAGAATTTATCTGTGGTTTCATCTTTTGATATATCCACTACATCCATAGCTACAATAGATATATTAAACTCTAAAGTATTCGAGCTGGGAGAAACTGAGTTAACTATCAAATGAACAACAGGAAAGATTGACTGCTTATAATTATCAATATCATCCAATGCGCCTTGTGTAATTGTGTTAACCATTGGAATAGTAGCTATCTCTGCTCTCAATTGGTCTAGTAAGTATTGATATCCTATCATTTTCTTAGTCGTTTCTTTATTTCATTATTTTCTAGTGTCACTTTCTCCTTTTCAAATGAGAGATAAGTTAAGCATTGGTGTGCTGATAACTCGGTAATGTCGTTAAATCTTCTAACATCTCCTTGAGCGAGGACATATAAGCTCTGATACCACCCCCATCTTTTGGCAAATTGAGATGTTCCGCTATAGTCTCCTCCTCCATCGTCAGTAACAGTTCCGTTAAATAATCCATCATAGCGCTCAATAAGTCTCTTTTTAAATTCCAAAAAAAAACCTGACAGCCAATCACCACATTTAAAGGAGCAGCTTTCATTACTTCTGCATAAGTAGCAGATGTTTCATAAGGCTCTATCTCATATTTCTCTCCGCTCTTCTTTTTGATAGGTCGGTATAATACTGCCATTGCGTTATTCATTGTGGACCAATCACCGAGATACTTCTCAGCATCTATATATTCACCGAATGAGATGTTTTCTAAATCAGGAATAAATCCGAATTCTGTACCTCCTAAACTAAACCTATGAATAAATGGAGTATCTTCTCTTAGAATGTTCTGAAACTTCTGCACTAATTCAGTAACTGATGAGTATTGAATCTTTAATACATCAGATAGAGCTATTTTACATAGCACAGCTATCATTTTACGTGCAGCGAATTCATCACTATCTGTATCTTTTTGTATAGACATCAGATACTGATATTGCTCTAAGGTGATTTCTGATAGATTCTCAGGAACGAATATTTCCGCTTTCATATAATTATAACTTTAAATTGATTATTTGTACCTTCCTACCTTACGTAGTATTTTCCTCTATTTGGATTCTTTAGTGTCTTGTAGATAAAATACCTAGCAGCATCTATGCAATGGTTATATGCATCTTGTGGAATGCTCTTATTAGTCTTTTCTACCCATGAATAGTTATTGAATTCTTTTATCATGTTTTTGCTGTCTGCATCTATAACTATGTGATACTCTTGCATCAGAGAGATACCAGCAGTAACTGACCCTGTTCCCTTCTCAGCTTCAACTATGTTCAATCCTCTTTGTCTAAGCTCTGATATTAAGCGAGGCTCTGCACTATCTCCTACTATCAGATTCCTCTCTGCGAATTGTTTATTATACTCAAAGAGCTGTCCTGTATTCAGAGCTTGTTCGTAGAAACATTCCTTAAGATAGATTCTTTTCCTAGCTCTGTCAATAGATACTTTAATTAATGTAGATGGGTCATTAGAGAAACCGTAATCCTGTCCAAAGCCTGTTAAATCTGTTTCAATGAAATCACCTAGTGACCAATTATTAAAGACTGCTCCTGTAGGCTGAGCCCTTTCTCCATTACCGTAGACTTTCCACCAATAAGGATTGGACATCTTATTCTCTATGTCCTCAATCTGAGCTTTTGTGAGATGTGGATTGTCTCTATAGGTAGTTATGCATGGAGGATACTTATCTATGTACTTATCCAACCAATGCTCTTGTGGTAGAGCTGGATTGTAATCACAAATTATCCTGTGCCTTGTTCTAGGGAGGAGCTGGTCTATTGTCTCTTCAGGGAATTGATGAGCTTCATTTATCCACAGAAAATCACGTGACCTACCATGTATTTTGTCAGGAGTATCTGCTCCATAATAATTGATGTAGTTACCGAACAATTGGTATATGTGGTCAGTCTTATTATGTAACGTAGCATTGTATAGCTCATGTTTAATTAGAACATCTTTGAAATCTTTCCACACAGTAGCCTTTAAAGCAGCGAATGTATTCCGAGTTATGTCTATCTCCAGCTTTGCATTCTCATACTCTCTGCACATCCAAATGATATAATAGATGGCTGAGAATGTTTTTCCCGAACGTGTACCACCTTGCATTAAGGTCATACGTTGTTTAGGTACATTTTTCTTTAAGAATGTGAAATTAGGATTCGCTCTCTTCATCATCTATCCACTCAGGTAGATTTACTTTAATCTCTGTTTGTTCTATCTGCTGTACAGGCGCTCCATATGCTGAATCTAGAATTGCTTTGTAAGCATTAGTGTCTGATTTCTCTATAGCCTTTAGTAATTGAGCCATGTGCATCTTTAGCTCATTGTCACCTTGTGCTAGTAGCTCCTTTATAATTGTACTTCTATTTCTAGCTCCCTTAGGTCTACCATTAGGATTTCCGCTTTTACCTTTTTCGTATGGTATTAAGTCTTTCTTGCTCATTCTGTTTTTATTCTGTTAATTAAGTGATATTTCTGATGATAAAAACCAGCTATCTGATGTAGCAAAGTATATGTAGTCTTCCTGACATAATGGATTATAGTATAGTCTGTAGCCTCTGTACATTATTAATCTCTCTGCATCATCTTTATATAGCTTACCTACAAAGAAACAATAGTGTTCATAGTGACCATCTATAAATTCCAATATATCATCTAGCTCATCTTCTAAACTCATTCCTCAGGATTTAGTCTCTCAAATGCTGTATCTGAAAATAGCCATAGTCGTACCCAATCTTTAGACCTTCTATAGTTACGGTAGTCTCTATGCATATTTACTATTTCTATCTTTCTCATGTTTATCTAGGCAGCTTCGTAGGTGTTATATACTTTACGTAATTTGTTTAAATAATTTACCCAGCAAGAGCTGCAAGTAGTAGGTTCGTTTCTCTCTTGGAATACTCTGTTATGAATAGCTAATAATCTGCTTTGTTCACTAGGTCTTATTCTAGTTGTGTTCTTGTGAAAGAATTCCTGTAGATATTGGTATTCATCTTCTTCTAGACACAAAGGCTTTTTGTAAGGGAATAACTCATTTAGCTTTTGTTTACGCTCATCACATCCGCAGTCTTCTCCTAGTATCCATTTAGCTACCTTGCTTATTCCTGTAGCTTCTAATACTTTCTCTACTGTATCTCCTAAACCTTGAGATTCGTTTACTTTAGCAGCTTCTATTTCTGCTTTAGTTCTTCTCTTTCTTTTTTTCTTTTCCATTAGTTCATGTTTATGTAGTCAAAATCTTCGTTTAGATAATCTTCATAGTCCTCACCTACT